AGTTTAGTTGTAGGTGATTTGTATCGTACTGGGGATTTACTTAAAATAGTACATTAGTGTGAAAGTATTTGATATAGTTTCCGGGGAGATAGTGGTCGATCCGAGTAGGTTAATAATCCCAGAGTTTAAAAAACTTTGGCAACGCGATAAGTCAAAGGACAAACATAGTGTAATGAAAGAGTTGGCTTACATTACTTTTTTATTTGATTTATCAGCAGACAACCCTTATAGGGGGTACACTGAGTACGAGAGAGATTCTGTACTTAAGAAAGATTTATTTGACAATGTAAATTGGGAACCAGATGAGTTAGTAGAGGATGCTATTGCAAAGTTTAAGAAACTAATGGAGACTACTAACACGAGAGTTTTATTAGGTGCAAAGAAAGCAGCTGAGGAGTTAGCCAAATGGTTTGAGCAAATAGACTTTAGTTTAATAGATGCATACGGTAAGCCTGTATTTTCAGCCCGTGAGTTATCGAGTAACTTAAAAGAGGTAGGTAATATTGTTAAGTCTTTGGGTCAATTAGAGGAGATGGTTAGACAAGAACAATTAGAGAAAACTACTACTAGGGGTGGTATGGATATAGGAATGTACGAGATACCAAGGAGTAATACAGATTATGGCATATAGAGTAGTCGTACAATTCACTGAAAATGCAGACAAGTTTAGGCAAGCAGCTTTAACTTACCAAACTAACGGTTATTATACTTCCATACCTAGGGGTACTACAGAGTATCGTAAGTTTTGGGATGAAGAGTATAGGCGGTGTTTATTTGGGTATAAAACAGAGGATGAAGACTTTATTTCTGGCTACTATTATTTTTATTTAAACTTTTGTCCCATCATTATTACCAAGACCAACTCCAAAGAACAAGTTAGGAGGGTTAGGGATTTCCCTTTATTTTATGATTATGATAGAGCATATTTTGATACTGTTGAAGAGGCAGAACGCACAGGTAAACATTTAGTTGTTATAAAGAAACGTGGAGCAGGATACTCCTTTAAAGGTGCAGCTATGCTTTGTCGTAATTTTTATTTAATACCTGATTCAAAATCATACGCTATCGCGGGCGAGAATGAATTTCTTATAAAGGACGGTCTTTTAAGTAAGGCTTGGGACTTGATGGACTTCATTAATGAGCACACTCCATGGTCTAAGAAATGTCAGAAGATTGATCAAAAGATGCATAAACGTGCATCTATAGTAGTTACTAAGGACGGTGTACAAACTGAGGTAGGTTATAAGTCTGAGATCATTGGGGTTAGTTTAAAGAATGATCCTAATAAGGCGAGGGGTAAAAGGGGTAAGTTAATACTCTGGGAGGAGGCTGGTAAGTTCCCAAACCTCAAAGCAGCATGGCAAATAGCCAGGTCGTCAGTAGAGGATTCTGGTGTAGCCTTTGGGTTAATGATTGCCTACGGTACGGGTGGTTCTGGCGATGCTGATTATACTGGTCTTAAGGACCTGTTTTATGAACCAAAGGCGTACAATGCTGTATCAATAGACAACATTTGGGATGAACAAGACTACGGTAATGAATGTGGTTTTTTCGTTCCAGAGTATTACAATATGACTGGTACCTATGATGGTGAACAGTCAGAGTATGTGGGCCAACCATTTATGGACGAGAGTGGTAATTCAAATATACCATTATCTAAGAAATTTGCACTTGAGGAAAGAAAGAAAGTATCTGATCATGCTAGTGATAGGACTGCGGTTGACAGGTATATTTCAGAGAAACCCTTCACACCAGCTGAAGCTACCTTAAATATAAAAGGTAATATTTTCCCAAAAGCAGATTTAATTAGGCACTTAGCTACCATACGTAATTCTAAAAAACTATCTGATTTCAAACAAGTTGGTGTATTAACTAGTATTACAGATGGTACACTTAAGTGGGAGATAGACGTTAAGGCAAGGGATTTAAATCGGTACAGGTTAGAACCAGATCAAGATAAAGCAGGGGCAGTTGTTATATGGGAACATCCAGTTAATGATCCACCTTATGGTTTATATATTGCAGGGTGTGACCCATACGATCACGATCACTCTACCACTAATTCATTAGGTTCGTGTATAATATACAAACGTTTTCAAAACTTTGAGTCATACTATGATTTACCAGTGGCTGAATATACTGGTAGACCTGAGGCAGCAGAGGATTTTTATGAGGTAGTTCGTAGGTTAATCAAGTACTATAATGCTAAATTACTGTATGAAAACGAGAAAAAAGGTCTTTATGTATATTTTACACAGCATCACGAGGAGTATTTACTTGCTGACCAGCCAGATATTATTAATGATATTTTGCAAAATACTACTAAGGTATCCCGTAAAAAGGGGATACATATGAACAAAGAGATCAAATTGTGGGGTGAAAGATTAATTAGGGATTGGCTTAATGAGGAATATGCTCCTGGTTACAAGAATTTGAGTAAAGTATTTTCAGAAGCTTTGTTAGAAGAGTTAATATCTTACAATGAAGATGGTAACTTTGACAGAGTAATGGCATTTATGATGATAATGATTTATAAAGAAGAGTTACATCATGTGCATGTACAAAGCAAAAAAGACTATGAAAAGTCTAGGTGGTTGTTTTCTGAGCCACTGTTTAAAGGTTTGGAAAAAATAGGTTGGATGTAATAAAATAGAAAATGAATTATAGTAGTAATACTTTTCCGGTACAGAAAATACCACTAAGGGAAAAAACTGAAAAATGGAATAAACAATGTGTTGACGCCATTATTGCTAAAAGTTCTGACGGTCAGGTTATAGATGGTGTTAATCGTAAGGATAGGATGAAGATAGCCTACGATCTGTACAATAGTAATTTTAATGAAAAGGACTTCAAACACGTTACAGATCCATTTAATGTGGGTGATACTTTCCCGTCTAAGATGCAAAATCATAACATTGTTAGACCTAAGATTGACTTACTTATTGGTGAGGAAAGTAAACGAGCATTTACATTTAAGGTTATACAGACTAATGATGAAGCCGTCAGTGGTATGCAGGCTGAGTATAAGAAGATGATACTACAGTATTTAATTGATACAATTAATACTGAGGTTCAAGACGATGAGTATTTATCAGATCTGCAAAATTATATGAAGTTTAGTTATAAGAATATAGCTGAGGAAACTGCATATAATGCTTTAAATTATCTTAAAGAGAAGTTAAATATAACAAATGAGTTTTTAAAAGGTTGGAAAGATGCTCTTATAGCGGGCGAAGAGATATACTATACTGGTGTACTTAATGGTGAACCAGTCTTTGAAAGGGTAAATCCATTGTATTCTGACTATGACAGGAGTCAAGAAGTAGAGTTTATTGATCAATCTACTTGGTTTAAACGTCTCATGTATATGACTCCTTCTGCCATTTATGACAGATGGTATAACAAACTTGAAGAGAAAGACCTGGATAAGATACTTGAAATGACTCAAGGTAATAGTAGAGGTATGAAATCAAGTGGTACTGGTGGTATTGTTTGGAATACTACTTTGACTAGCGCCATGCTTAATAATGAAGAGATTGAGGATGCATTGGAAGTACATCACGTTGTTTGGGCTTCGTATAAAAAGATTGGTTTCCTTACTACTCCAGAAGGAGAGATAACTATGGTTGATGAATCTTATGAGGCAGAACCTGGTGAACAGATAGAATGGGAATGGATTACAGAGAATCGTGAAGGTTATAGAGTTGGACCAGATATATATTTTGGTATGCAACCAATAGAATTTCAGCATCAATCTGTAGAAAGTCTGTACGACAATAAGATTCCTTTTACTGGAGCTGTGTATAGCAATACTAATTCTAGGGGTAAATCATTACTTGAGATAATGAAACCTTTACAATATATGTTTCTTGTGCTATGGTATAGGGTGGATATAGCATTAGCTAGGGATAAAGGTAAAGCTTTAGTTATGGATATTACACAGATACCTAAATCAATGGGTGTTACTACTGAGAAATTTTTACATTATTTATCTTCATTGG